GGTAAGAAGATGAGTGCAATAGAAAAAAGAAACAGAGAAAGGTTTGGTGACGCTCACGTAGACAAGTTAAAAGCACGTCATAAAGCATTTAAAGCCGCTAGAAAAAAGAAAAAGTAGGAGGTTAACATGAGTTTTACTTCAGAATTAGTTCAAGCTGGTGTTAAACATATTAGTAAAAAAGCTGCAAAGTTCTTTAACCAAATGCCTGTAGACGATATTGCTGGTACAGTAAGAGCAGTTAATAGGCATCCTAATGAATTTGCTGACATGATGAAACATGTTAATAATTATGCAGATAAAGGTGATCAAAGTGGTATTTTACCTTATGTTCAATATCAAAATAAATGGAAAAATGAAGGAGTTGAAGATCTTAGAAATTCTCAAACTTTAACCCACGGTATTAATAAAGGATCTGCTAACCAAGACAAATTATATCCTCAAGGACAAATAATGTCTGCAGCTCCTATGCAACAACAAAGTGTTATTAAAGGACCATCAGCTCGTAAAATTTTAGGTAATCAACAATTAGCAAACCCTCCAGCTAAAAGATCTAAATCTATACCACCTAATTTACCACAGGAAGTTATAGAAGAATATACTCAAGAATCTTCTGCTCGTTTAAGAGCTGGTGAAAAAAATAGAGTAGATGTTCCTTATTTAGTAGATGCAGATGATAGAGTATATAGATTAGATCAAAAAGGTTGGGAATATGATGGTGATATTAAACAAAAAAAATACGCATTAATAGATGTAGATTTAAAACGTGCTAGAAATGCTAAGTTAGATAAAATTAGACAGCAAAAAGTTAATTTAACAACTAGAGCTGGAACTGATCAAAAAGATTTCTATGCAGATCCAGATCCTAAAGCTCGTCATAAAAAAGGTACAGAAGAACCACATCATAGAGCACCTTTACATCCTTCAGCAAGACTTAAATCAGGTTTAAGTAAACGTGAAGGTTCTATGCTTGATAATTTTTTAGAATCTAAAGGTATTGTTACTGGTAATAGTAAATACAATAGAGATAATTTACCAAACGAAGTACATAAAAAATTACATTCTTGGTTAAAGAAAAATAAATTGTTAACAGGTAATGAAGATTTAACAGATTTAACTTTAGCTCAACGTAAAAAATATATAACTCAATTTGTTGCTGACATGCAAAAATCTGATGCAAAAACTTTTAAAATTATGCAAGCTTTCAATCGTTTAACTAAACGTAAGACTAAATGACAGACGTTTTAACATCATTACAAGAAGACTTTAAACTGTTCCTACAAGCCTTGTGGGATCAGTTAGATCTTCCTCAACCTACGAGGGCACAGTATGCAATTGCTGATTACTTGCAGAGTGGTCCCAAGAGGCTTCAGATTCAGGCGTTCCGAGGTGTTGGTAAGTCTTGGATTACTGGTGCTTTTGTGCTATGGACGCTATTTAAAAATCCGGAAAAGAAGATAATGATTATCTCTGCGTCTAAAGAACGTGCAGATAACATGTCTATTTTTCTACAAAAACTTATTATAGAGACACCATGGCTGAAACACCTACAACCAAAGAGCGACGACAGCAGATGGTCAAGGATTTCCTTCGACGTAAACTGTTCACCTCATCAGGCACCATCAGTCAAAAGTGTTGGTATTACTGGTCAGCTGACGGGGTCCAGAGCGGATCTAATGATTCTGGACGACATCGAGGTACCGGGAAACAGCATGACGGAGTTGATGCGTGAGAAATTACTTCAACTTTGTACCGAAGCCGAGTCAATCCTTACGCCGAAAGACGATAGCCGTATTATGTATCTCGGGACTCCTCAGACTACTTTTACTGTTTATCGTAAGTTGGCAGAGCGGAGTTATAGACCATTTGTTTGGCCAGCCAGATACCCAAAGTCCCTCAGTAACTACGAAGGACTCCTAGCTCCACAGCTACAAGAAGATATAGATATGGGTGTGGATGTTGGCGACTGTACTGACCCAGACAGATTTGACAACGAAGACCTAATAGATCGTGAAGCATCTATGGGTAGATCTAACTTTATGCTACAGTTTATGTTAGATACATCTATGAGTGATGCTGAGAAGTTTCCACTTAAGATGGCTGATCTAATTGTAACTAGCGTTAACCCTAAAGAAGCACCTGATGCAATCGTCTGGTGTTCAGACCCTGTAAATGTAATAAAAGAATTACCTACAGTTGGTCTACCGGGAGACTACTTCTATCGACCTATGCAGATGCAAGGCGAATGGGGACCATACACAGAAACTATTTGTGCCGTAGACCCCTCTGGAAGAGGCTCAGACGAGACTGCAGCATGCTACCTATCCCAACGTAACGGATTCTTATATCTACACGACATGAGGGCATACAGGGATGGTTACAGCGACAGAACATTATTAGACATATTACGTGGATGTAAGAAGTACGACGTATCTACGTTAGTAATAGAAACAAACTTTGGAGACGGAATTGTAAGTGAACTATTTAAAAAACATCTTCAACAGACGAAGCAAAACATATTTGTGGACGAGGTTAGGGCAAATGTACGAAAAGAAGACAGGATTATTGATAGTCTCGAGCCTGTGCTTAACCAACACCGTCTTGTTGTTAATCGCAGTGTCATTGATTGGGACTATACCTCCAACAAAGACAGTGCACCTGAAAGTCGGCTCTTATATATGCTCTTTTACCAAATGAGTAGAATGTGTAGAGAAAAAGGTGCTGTAAAACACGATGACCGTGTAGACGTCCTAGCGATGGCGGTTAAGTATTATACAGATGCACTGGCAATCTCAGCATATGAACAAGTTAAGTTAAGAGAAAGAGATGAGTTCCAAGATATGTTAGAAACATGGAACGATGACCCTGTGTCCGCCGCTAATCACTTGGTCTTAGGTATGAATTTAGAGCAGCGTAGAGAGGCTAGAGGTAAGAACTCTGGAAAGTCAGTACCTACGTGGCTTTAGACCAACCACCACCGTATACAGGGGAAGGGAAGGGTGGACCCGACCCCTTATGAGGAAGATGTCGTCCTAACAGACAACACTTCCTCTATATCTATTTCCCATTAATGGACATACTTATAATACCTACCCAAACATACTCTACCCTAATATGAAACTATTTTTAGATACAGCAGATGTTAGCGAAGTTGCAAGACGAGTTGATACTGGATTGATAAGTGGTGTTACAACTAACCCAACCTTAATAAGACAAAGCGGACGGAAACCTTCGGATGTATACCGTGAACTGGATAACTTAGACTATATAACAGACGTTAGCATAGAAGTTGTTGCAGATACAGCAGTAGTAATGTACGAAGAAGGTTTAACTGCGGCAGATAATTACGAAACTGCAACCATAAAGTTACCGTGTACCGTAGAAGGACTACGAGCGTGTCAGATGTTAAATGATCAAAAGATACGTACAAACGTTACCTTAGTATTTAGTCCGGCTCAAGCTATTTTAGCTTCGTTAGCAGGTGCTAGGTACATATCGCCGTTTATTGGTAGGTTAAATGACAACTCAGTAGACGGATTGCAGTTGATTGCAGATATATTTGTATTACATATGCCATGTACACAGATATTAGCAGCATCTATACGTGATGTAGCCTCAGTAAGCAAAGCATTCCGATATGGTGCTGATGTATGCACTTTACCTCCGGCAATATTCGATAAGATGTACAAACATGTACTAACTGACCAAGGATTAGCTCAATTCAACAAAGATTATGCAGAAACCAACTTTAAAGCTTCGGATCTTCCAAGATATCCACAGTAAGTTTAAGAATCCTCCATGGTTAGGGTTTTTAGTGCTAGGGTTCCTAATTGGACTAGAAGAACAGTACATTAACTTTAAAACTAAGGTTACCGTAGACGACGCTATTAAGAATTACAAGGATGCAACAGAGGAACCTGACGCTAAACCTGAGGTAGTAGAACACGACGATGGCAGTATGTCTATTACCTCACCTTGGGCAAGCTTTAAGAATGATGACAAAGACGGTCCTACATTTTTGACATAATTTTCTCAGACCTATGCGGATTTCTCGGGACGCCGTCAACCCCCAATGGGGTACGGTAAACCGACCCGCTCGCTTCGCTCGCTCTTTTTTTTCTGCGGCGGCGGTGGACAGTTTGCACGCTGGCACACTTGACAAATGCATTGCACCGTGGTAGAAAAGCGAGTGCGAAGCACGAGCGGAGCGTCTCACCTCTGCGACTGTTGCGACTGGCTCGCCATCTGTTGCGATTGTAATGTTACCGAATGTAAACAAACAGTAGACACACTGACAACACGTGTGCTATAATTAGAATATAAACAAACAGAGGTTAACCTTATGTCACATCCAGCCAACACTGAACTACTAGAAACATTATATGAAGAGGTTACTACTGAATGGATTAACGACTTATCATTTGTTGCTGAGATACTTAACAGACCAGTAACAGAAGATGACCTATACCAAGAGGGATTATATACTGAGGTTATGAAAAGATTTGAGGCTATGAGCTAATGTTACAGAATGTAAACAACACTTGACTTATTACTCATTACCTGCTATTATAATAATATAGCAATCAAGCAAACTTAATTATGACTTACGAACAATTCAAACAAACTGATTTCTACACTACAACCAAATCACACTACTTAACAAGATTCGATGAGCCATTCACAATAAGTTTATTATTTGATTGTTACCACAGATTCCAGTATCACGGGTTACTTGACAACATAAAGTAATTCGACTATAATTAAATTAACTACTCAAACATCATGCTTAACTATCAACAACAACTACAAGCAAACATCGAACAACTACAGATGCAATGCAAACCACAGTTAATGACAGTAAGGTATACTAAACTACCTACTACAATTAACAGACCTAGAAAATCTATCAAATTCTAATTATGACAAACGAACAGTACAAAGAACTATTCAACATTCTAACTCCTAGAATGCAAAAACAACTCATTGAATCATTACATGATCTAGAGCCAGTTCACAATGACTTGGCCGACGAACCCGAGCACGGAGACTTTACAATGAAAGGTAACACATTATTCTTATGAGCTGTCACACAAACACACG